GTTGTGCTGTTTACTGCTAATCGTGCAGAAGCAATATCCGTAAACGTGCCACCACTTTGGAGTGTTAGATTACCTGTACCATTAAACAATTTTAAGTATTGTGTTCCGCTAATTAAAAAATTATACGGTGCATTAGTTGTATTCCAATATACTTGCGTATCAGTACCTACATAGTGTTCAACAGCGCTAACATTAGGTGCTGCTGGTCTTGTTCCTGAATAGATTGCATTTGCCACACCACTATTTGGGGAGTGTGAAACAAAAGAATGATTATACGAAGATGTATTTGACCTGTTGCTATTAACAATAAATCCACCATAAAAACCACCTGCAGGATTAACTGCAATAAATCCCGATGACCTTATTCCTAAATTTGTCACACCTGTAAACGCACCTGTTGTAAACGTAGACTGAATATCCAACCCTACCAACACATCGTTATTCGCTGTCGCTACAAGCGTTTGATTCAAGAACGTACCTCTCGCAAGAAGCGAAGCCGCGCTTATTGAGCCTGTCGCTCTAACGCTTCCATTAACGTCTAATCTGAAACCTGCGTCTGTGAAAGTACCACCATTTTGAAGTAGAAGATTCCCTGTTGTTGCAAAGAATTGTGCGTATTGTGAAGTGCTTCCAACAAAGAATTTTAATGGCGATGAAGATGATACTGTTTTCAGTTGTGTTTCTGCCGATGATGCAAATAAAACATCAACATCTCCTCTTTTTAAGTACAGTTGATTCGTGAAATTGACAGAGGCATTACCTACTAAATTAATCCAATTATTTTTAACACCTGTAAAAGCACCATTGGTAAAAGTTGGATTAATTTCTAACCCTACCAACACATCACTGTTCGCAGCAGCTACAAGAGTAGGTTGTAAAAAATTACCTCTTGCAATTGCACTACTTGCAGTAACGCTACCTACTGAATGAATTATAGCAGTAGGAGTAGCCGTACCAATCCCAAAACGATTATTCGTATCATCCCAAAATAGATTAGCGTTGTCCTGCGCTATCGTTGTGCCGTTGCTGAATAGAACGCTGCCGCTTGTTAAGGCAGGAAGGTTGAATGGTGTGTAACCCAAAGCACTTGCAATAGTTTCATTCTTCCAAAGGCTTGTCGCGCTGTCGTAAAACAACCCCTCGTTGTTTGCAGGTGAAGTGATTGACACGTTGTGCAATTCATCTAACTCCCACCCATTCATTACCTTCACATAGATAGAACCATTGTTTGCGTGAGCGTACTCAACATAACCAACAACAACAATGTGTCCTGTTGCGCCTGTTGGCTTTATATTGGTCAATCGTCCCGCCGTCGTTGGAGATAAATAAAGAACGTCTCCGTCTGCCCACGTTTCACCTTGAAGGCTTCCCGTTGTATTGATATTTTCAAGTTGCCCAACCGTTAGGATAAAACCTTCTTGATTCGTTGCTATTGTCTCGCAAACGATACCTATTGTATCGGCTGAATTGTTATCGTTGTTTGCTTGTGCAAGTGCAACCGCCAAACGTCCGCCTTGCGCACCGCTAATTCTTACCGCTTGGTAAGCCGCTTTCGTTAGCGTCGTGTTTGGACTTACTTTGTTCACTATTCGAGCGACAAGGTCAACACCATTCTTCAAAGAAACAGAACCGCCTTTCAACAAAGTTTGTGAACTTCCAAGTGTGTTGTTCCACTCCGTTGCACCAACAACGTAACCCGCGCCCGAAGGACTAACGTTCAACGCTATGTGGTCGGCTGTCAAGTTATGCGTTCCCAAATCAACGTCAGTTGTCGCTCCCGTGTATGGAACGAAACCGCTCACGTCTGGAATGGTTGGCTTATTATCTAAGTCGTTGTAATCATTCGAGAAAGCAACCGCTCCTAAATCGGCTGTGTTCGCCTTCAAAAGTATTTCTTCTTGCAAGTCGTCAATGGCCGCTTCGATGTCTATTATCGTTTGACACGTTGGAAGCGTTACGCAAGTAAGACCTACTTCGTCAGTCAACAAATACCAACCGCGCACCCCTTCATCGTTCGTTCCGTAGTAATAATTTGGTGCAGGTTCTGCTTCGTCGTTAACTAAAGAAACATTTCCATTCTCGTCGCGTGTTATGCTATCTATGAACGTTAAAATTGATCCTGTGCCACCGCTTCCGCTTTCGAAGAAGTCGTTCCACTCAGCAGGGATAGAACAAGCGTCCCAATAATAAGGAACGAGAAGGTCAAGACTAATCGTCCAACCTGTCAACGTGTGTTGAAATTCTTCTAAGAAGGGTTCAAGACTTACGTTGTTAACCGTGATTAAGTCACCGAACAAAACGCGGTGGTTTGTAATCTCAGCAATTAAGTCTTCTGCTATTCTTTGAAGGTCTGATAACGCTTCACGTTGGTATTCGCTCTTGTCTTCTTTATCGCGTGGTAAGTCGGCAAGGACAATCTGAAAACTGAAAGTCTTCATCCCTTGCGAATACGTCACGTTGGAAGGAATGACGTGCATAAATGGATATTCGCCAAACTTTTCAAGGTCTGAAATCTCGATTTGTCCGTGAGAGAATCTCTTTAATATAAAGTGTCCAGAAGCAAATGCTTTGAACCTATCGATGAGCGCGTTGTAACTTTGTACGTTCGACATAATTATAATCAATTAGGTAAGTCATAAATGTAAATATTTCCCAAGCACTTTTTTCCGTAATTGCGTCCAACTTTGTTATATCGCGCCCACACGCTTCCATAAATAAGTGATACCAACCGTAGCGACCTAAGACTTGGTTTAGGTTGTCTCTGTCTTCAATTGCTCCGTCAACTCCTCCGTCAACTTCTTCACCTCGCTCTCCAAATAATCTAGCGAAATGTTGCTTAGTTCGTTGAGCAAAGTCGAAAAAAAAAGCATCGCACCGTTGAATTGTTCGAGCGTCATCTGCTCAACGTACCCTTCAACTAACTCTCTGTTTTGTTTGCTTTGTGGTACGATGGTGTACTTTGTTCCTACGCGTTTGTCTATTGGTCGGTAAAGCGTTCCCATTATCTTGACCATATTCGTCGACACGTCGGACGCCCACGTTGATATGTCCGCGTACTCACCCATTGAGATAGAATAAAGGTCTGGAATGAAACCGAAATCTTTGTCCTTGATCGTAATCGTCTCAAAGAATTTTGCTGACTCATTTAGCAATGTTCCTTCAAACGCTTGGACTAAAGTCGGCAAGTGTTGGAAAGGTATCTGTTCCGCCTGTTCTTTCGTTAGGTTGCTGATTGAAACTAAACGCTCAATGTCGCTTTTTGCGTTGTGGTAGTCAACGTATTGCTTGACACTAATCGAAGAATAGTCAGCGGGTATACTTACTTTTATGCTCATTTCTTTTGTTGTTTAAATTTAACACCCGACTTTAGCTTGGTGTGTTGTGTTAGCGGTTGCTGTTACTACCTAACACAGCTACTTGCAATAATGTCGCGACCATCTGCAAGGCACTCTACTTTATTCAAGAGGTAGGTACAATTCTAAGATCCGCAATAAAGACAACCTTCGTCGTCGTCGTCGATAGTGTTTGCTTCGTTGTATATTCTGATTGCTTCCATCTCGATTTGCTCTTTCGTCCACTCTGGGTTGAAAGCGCGTATCTGTGATTTTAGAAAGTTTAATTTGTTTTCGCTCATTGTTTTTTTTGTTGTTTGTTTTTGTCGCAAGTATCGTAGACTTTTGCGACATCTTTCGCCTTCTTAAGTATCGCGTTCCACTCGAACTTGTCTTTTGGTGTGTTCCACAATTCTTCGAACATCCAGTCTAACGCTTCGTTCATACAATCAATTGTTCAACGTCGATTTGATGTTCTTTGAGTAGTTCGCGAATGTATTCGAACACTTCTTCAATCCCTTCTTGATACGCGCCTTCTTGCCTGTCGTTGTACTTGGTGAACTTCCTGTATCCGTTCATCTGTAACTCCCACAACATCATTGCCATATCGAGAGCTTTAATCATTCGTGTGTATTCGAAACGATCGTCGAAGTCGGTAAGGTCAAATGTCAAAGTTGCGGTACTCATTCGGTAATTTGTCGAATTGGTTGTTATAATTTGTCGTTAATTATTATTTGAATCGGAGCATCATTCACACCTGCAATCTCATTTCGCTCAACGTACCCTCTTTTCTTTCCGCGTGTCTTCAAATAGAAAATCGTTGCGCTTGTGTTGGGTGCATCTTGAATGCGGATTACTTCACCGTCTGGTGTTGACACCTCGCGGTGCGCTCCCTTAATCAATTCAAACAACTGACTTTCTGCGAAGTCAACAGCAAGGTCAGATAACGATTCAACCTTTGCTTTGTAGTCTTCATCTTCTTGCAACCAACGATAGTGTGTTGTTCTATCTATCCCTACAATCTCACACGCAGAAGTTACCACACCCAAAGTGCTTTCGAGAGCCTTTAGCATAGCAGTCTTTTTTAGTGTTGCGTTTTGTGGTTTGTTTTCTTCCTTGCTCATAATTTATAAATATAAAAACTACTCTCGTTTACTTTTCGAAGGTAACAACTACCCTAATTTAC